CCAAGCCCATCTACGCCGCGCAAGTGGCGATCTACCAAGCCTATCTCGAACTGCACGAGCACCCGGCGATCTTCACGGCGCTCAACGCCGACACGATGGAGATCTACACCGAGCTCGTGCCCTTTGAAGCAGCCCTTGCCCAGCGCATGTCGGATCGTGCGGTGAAGGTCATCTCAGCCACGGAAGCAGGCGAACTACTGCCACGTGGCTTCCATGACCCGACCCACTTCGAATGTCGGATGTGTGCATGGCAAGACCGCTGCTGGAGGACACAAGCATGACCGACAACACCCTTTCATCTACCGGCATCGAACCGATGATCGACGCCAAGCAGGCGGCTGCCGCGCTGCGCCTGCCGTATTACTGGTTCGCCGATCACGCGATGCGCAGCAAATACCGGATTCCCCACTACCTGATGGGTGGGCTGGTGCGCTATCGCCTGTCAGAGCTTTCTACGTGGGCGGCACGCAATGCGGCAGCGCAAAGCCGCTTCGCGGGAGATACGGATACCGCCGTCGAGGAGGCCGAATGATCGACTTCAACGACACCGCCGTCCCCACCGGAAACCAACCACGCATCGTCAGCGATGCCGAGCGGGAGGAACTGCGCGCAGAACTGCTCGCCCGGCTGGAATCGGTGCTGTTCACTCTGTTCCCGGCAGGCAAGAAGCGCCGGGGCAAGTTCCTGATCGGTGATGTGCTGGGTAGCCCTGGCGACAGCCTTGAGGTGGTGCTTGAGGGCGAAAAGGCAGGTCTATGGACGGATCGTGCCGACAACTCCGGCGGCGATGTGTACGCGCTGATCGGCAATCACTTCGGCATCGATGTGACCCGCGACTGTCCGCGCGTGCTCGATGCCGCCGCCGATCTGCTCGGTCGTGCGCGTTCCGCACCGGTGCGCAAAGGAAAAAAGCAAACCGCGCCGGTTGACGAACTCGGCCCCGCCACCGCCAAGTGGGACTATCTCGACGCCACCGGCAAGCTGATCGCAGTCGTCTACCGCTATGACCCGCCCGGTGAAAGGAAGCAGTTCCGCCCTTGGGATGCCAAGCGGCACAAGATGGCACCGCCCGATCCACGGCCGTTGTACAACCAGCCAGGAATGATCAGTGCCGCGCAGGTGGTGCTGGTCGAGGGCGAGAAATGCGCGCAGGCCTTGATTGACGCGGGCATCGTGGCCACCACAGCGATGCACGGCGCGAACGCTCCGGTCGATAAGACCGACTGGTCGCCGCTGTCCGGCAAGGCTGTTCTGATTTGGCCCGACCGCGATAAGCCGGGCTGGGAGTACGCCACGCAGGCGGCACAGGCCATCCTGTCGGCGGGAGCCAAATCCTGCCACGTCCTCTATCCGCCCGAAGAGGCTGCAGAGGGCTGGGACGTGGCCGACGCCATCGCCGAGGGCTTCGATGTCGCCACCTTCCTCACCCACGGCCCACGTTTGCAGATGCACGACGTGGCCGATGACGTTGATCCGGTGGTCAGCAGTGACGAATCCGTCTGGGGTACGGAGGACGCGCTGGCGCTGTCCTTCACGCGCCGCTACCACCGCGACTGGCGCTACGTGGCTGGCTGGGGAAAGTGGCTGGTGTGGGACGGGCAACGCTGGCGCACCGAGGACACGTTGGCGGCCACGGACCTGATTCGCAGCGTTTGTCGCCAGACGGCTGTACGTGCCGACAACCCCAAGGTCGCTGCCAAATTGGCCAGCGCAGGAACGGTCGGCGGCGTGGAACGCCTGGCGCGTGCTGGCCGCAGGCACGCGGCCACCACCGACGAATGGGATGCAGATCCGTGGCTGCTCAACACGCCAGGCGGCGTGGTCGATCTCAAGACAGGCCGGATGCGCCCGCACGAGCGCGCCGACCGGATGACCAAGATCACCACAGCCACGCCCAGCGGCGACTGCCCGACCTGGAGGCAGTTCATCGACGAGGTCACGGGCGGTGACAAGGAACTGCAGTCCTACCTGCAACGGATGGTCGGCTACGCGCTGACCGGGTCGACGCAAGAGCACGCGCTGTTTTTCCTGTACGGCACAGGCGCGAACGGCAAGTCGGTGTTCGTCAACACGATGGCCACCATCCTGGGCGACTACGGGACCAATGCGCCGATGGACACCTTTATGGAGACGCGCACTGACCGGCACCCGACCGATATGGCGGGACTGCGCGGCGCGCGCTTCGTGGCGGCCATCGAAACTGAACAGGGCAAACGCTGGGCCGAGTCCAAGCTCAAGAACCTCACCGGTGGCGACAAGATCTCGGCGCGCTTCATGCGCCAGGACTTCTTCGAGTTCTTCCCGCAGTTCAAGTTGTTCGTGGCAGGCAACCACAAGCCCGCCATTCGCAACATCGACGAGGCGATGAAACGCAGGCTGCACCTGATCCCTTTCACGATCACCGTGCCGCCCGAACGCCGCGACAAGAATCTGCAACAGAAGCTCCTGGCCGAACGTGACGGCATCCTCGCCTGGGCCGTGCAGGGTTGTCTCGACTGGCAGCGCCACGGACGACTCAGTCCGCCACAACGCGTGGTGGACGCCACCGAGGAGTATTTCGAAGCCGAGGACGCCCTGGGCCGCTGGCTCGATGAGCGCTGCGTGCGCGAGCCCAACGCCAAGTCATTGACCGCCGAGCTGTTCAACGACTGGAAGCTGTGGGCTGAGGCTGCCGGGGAATTCACGGGCTCCCAAAAGCGCTTTGCCGATCTGCTGCTCACCCGTGGCATAGACAAATGGCGCAACGGTATGGGACTGCGCGGGTTTCAGGGCGTGGGCCTCAAGTACCCGCCCGCACCGTCCTACACCCCTTACGCCGATGACTGAAACAACCGCGTCTGACGGATCGGACGGACTACGTCGTAACTCCTACACGTGCGCGTGCGTGCGCGCCTCATGGGATGTTTCGATAAGACCCGTCCGATCCGTCAGGCCAGAGAGAAAAGGACTGAAACCATGACCACGACCATCCTCGCCCTCGATCTGGGCACTACCACCGGCTGGGCGCTGCGCGGCAGCGACGGCCACATCACCAGCGGTTCCGAAAGCTTTCGTCCGCAGCGCTTCGAAGGCGGCGGAATGCGTTTCCTGCGCTTCAAGCGCTGGCTCACCGAGCTGAAGGCCATCACCAGTGGCATCGACTGCCTGCACTTCGAAGAGGTGCGTCGCCACGTCTCGACCGATGCTGCCCACACCTACGGCGGTTTCCTTGCCACGCTCACCGCCTGGTGCGAACACCACCAGATCCCGTACCAAGGCGTGCCCGTCGGCACGATCAAGAAGCACGCCACGGGCAAGGGCAACGCTGGCAAGGACGATGTGATCGCTTCCATCACAGCGCGCGGGCACGCGCCGGTCGACGACAACGAGGCCGATGCCCTGGCGCTGCTCCACTGGGCGATCCAGCATCACGACGACGGCCAGGAGGTGTGAGATGAAAGTTCCCACACCGCAGTACCGCTGCCCCCTCGGGCGGCTGCAACCCCAGGCCACCGATCTGGACGCCATCAAGGAACGTGGCTGGCGTGATCAGCACATCCTGGTGGTCAACGCGTCCGACGAACGTCTGGACTTCATCGAGCGAGAGATCGTGCGTCGCATTGGCGAGCGCTTGTACGGGGGGGGCGCGTCATGACTGAGTGGACGATTGAGGATGTGGCGGCCCGCTTCGAGGAAGCCGCCAGCACCGGACGACGCCTGCCCCCTGTGCGTGTGCAGGGCTACTTCAACACGTGGCCTGTCATCGTGCGCAAGGAGTGGGAAACGTTCGCAGCCGACGAGCACGTCTATCGACCGTTCCCACCCACACCCGAAGCCATCGACCGGATGCTGGAGACGATGAAGTGGGTGCAGTGGCTGGAGATCGAGCAGCGCCACCTTGTGTGGATGCGTGCCAAGCGCTACGGCTGGCGAGACATCACGATCCGCTTTGCCTGCGACCGAACGACGGCGTGGCGTCGCTGGCAGTCGGCGCTGAGGACGGTGGCGGATCGGCTGAACGTCTCGTGCGATCAGTGAGCAGTCCAAAGCATTTCACAACGCTGATTAATGCTTGCCGCATTTGCTCGCGCTTTCGGGTCAGATACAAAATGGAGCCCGCTGAGAGGTGCAACAAAGCAGG